TTCGGTCCCGCTTTCCGACTGAATCATCGTTGTAATTGCGCCGGCAATGCGATACGCAGCAATCACAGACGCAATTCGTTTCAGTCGTGCATGGTCTGGGTACTCCTCCAGACCGTCAAAGACTTCATTGTTCGCCTCGAGAATCATGCGCGCCTGTATGCCAGGTTGAAGTTGCTCAGCCTTTTCCAGGTACGCCGGAAGTATTCTGTCATACAGGTCAGCAAGGACAATCATAAAACAGTACTCCAGCAAAAAGACTGCACCACAGGAACAGGCAACGGCTTTGATGTGGCAATGAGCTTAATGGTATCGTTGCTTTTTTCCGGTTTAATGAACATGGGCAACGGTCGCAGATTGGCATCAAAGTCGTCCAACGCACAATAAAAGTTCTTGTTGTCTGCACTCAAGGAGAACATTACAATGTCTATTGCGCCAATGATCGGGACAAATGCATTTGTCTCTGGGTTTCGGTATTCCTCAGATCGAAGCTTGATTTTAAAAGCGCCGACCTTGATGGACTCTCCATCATTTTCTACTTTTACATCGCGACGTTCCGCAGTTGACAGGTAATTTTCGATCACTTTTGAGATAGCCAGGTAGGCATCCTCTCCTGCCCATATTTCAAGGTTGCCGCTGTATCCTGCCCGTGTGAGTTGTTTCCGCATGGCAATCAGATGTTTTAATATACCGGCAACGGTCATACCGGGATCATCAAATTTTTTGGTTGGACTCACTGAAATTTTTGGATTTTCACCACCTGCAGTATAATCCACCTCATATTTTTCAAAGCCCCCGCCACCTTCCAGATAGATTGGCCAGTAAATCTTGGTAGTGATCGCCTGGGCACACATGCCATCAATCGTCCTCCGAACGATGCGCCGGAGCTTCTCTGTTTTCTCCCGCATCCAGACTTCACGACCGCTATCCCCCAGCATTTTCAGATTGTTCAAGTCAACGGCTGAGATCGGCTCAGAGGGACGAATCTGCAAGGGTTCGATTGTTTGGATCAGGCGTTTATCAGCGGCCACATTAATCGCGCTCCCTCCCCTTCGAATCAACGGTACGGTTTGAATACTCTCAAACACATCCTGTGCAGTTACGTAGGGTTCTGTTTTCTGGGGACGATTTTTAAAAACCACGTCATACACCACTGTTTCCATTTTTGGCAATGCCTTGATCACCCTTGCGATATTTTTCGGGTTAAACAAATTTGCAATAACTTGTACGACATCCATTTTTTCTTTCCTCTCTTTTTTTTCGGCTACACTGCAAAAACGCCGGCTCTAAACAAAGTACGAATACTATCCTCTGTCGCAGCAGCGCCCTCAATTTTCAGCAATTTTTTATTCACGGAACCGTGTGTAATCACGGTTCCGTGTGTGTCATCCTTGGGAATAAGGAACTCAGCAACAAGCCGTGGACTGTTCGCCCCGATTTTGTGCATTTCCACCTTTTCCCCGTTCCATGACAGAATCGTCCCTTTTTCAATATCCGCTGTAACACTGGCATCTTTTTCGACGACCATGGACACGCATGGGTGACCTTCCGCACGGACACTTTCTTCTTTGTAATGAAAAGTTTGTTTGATCCCGTTCATTCTTCCTCCTTAAAACGTTTCGGTGATTCCTGCAAACGTGTCAGGTGCTTCACCCGCTGCGGGTTTTTCCATTTCACGAAACAACCCATGTGAAGGCAACCCCTCCACAAAATCCATAAACCAGGCTTTCGGGTTTTGCTTCCCACCTTCAGAAAATTCGATCTCCTGCGACCCAATGCCACACATAAAATCAAGCATCCCATTTTCCTTTGTTGCAGGAAGTATTTTCCCTGCTTCCACCTGCGTATCTATCCATGATTCCAATTCTTTTCTTTCCTGCTTGCCTTGATACTCAGAAAATTCTTTTTGTTTGAGTTCCAGAGCTTTCTCTGTTTCCGCCAATGCTTTTTTCTTTTCAGAAAGTTCCAACTCCATCTCAGAAACAAAGGCATGAGAAGAGAACTCCTTGTTCTTTGCTTTTTCCGCAGCAAGCGCCTTTTCTTTTTCGGCGAGCAATGCTTGTAATTCTTCCTTGGACATACTTTCTCCTTCCGATAATTCGACCACTTCTAGCAAGATGTGGTCTTCTTCTTGGTTAAATTTTATATCTGACAGGCCCGGTACAGCCGGCTGAACAGCGCCCAATAACGCAACATGCTTTAGACGCTTATCCGGATACAGGCCAATACTTTTTTTCCGGTATTGTTTTTGTTGGAGCATAGGGATGAGCGCTTTAACAATGTCCTTGTACTTCCCTTCAAGATAACCACTTTCAGAATTAACCCTTAAACGTTCCAGCCATCCATACGCCGGATGATCATTCTCCGGATGCCCCAACACAATCGGGACCTCCCTGTCTGATGGGACAAAAGTCGCAACCATATAATCCAGATCTTCTGGCGTGATCTCAACCAGTTCCCCACTCCTTGAAAGGAAGGTCCCTGGATAAATTAATTCATCCCATTCCATTCTTTTCTACCCCTTGTTAATTCTTTGATCTTCCCCTCATTTCCCTTTCCAGGAGATTGTCATGAAGGGGACAGTATCCTCTTTTAGGTCAAAATATGATTTTTCCCATTGCTCTTTTGTCAACTTCGTATGATCACCATGGTGAAGTGTAATTTTCAAATCCTTCGCCAATTTCTCCAGCACCCTGTCAAAGTCTTCTTTTGACCACCCCAGCGCGTCCCGCATTTCATGAATTCGAACAAACCCTTTTACTTTAGATCCACGTTCTTCAACGATTTTATCGTAGGCTTTTTCAAACTTTGCCGTATTCACACGAGGAGTTGCATCGCTCTTCGCTTTTTCTATCTTTCCTTCTTCCTTCCGTTGTTCTTCTTTTTCTCTCTCTAGTCGTGCTTTCTTCGCTGCTTTCTCTTTCTCAAGTCGTTCCTTCTCAGCCTGTTTTTTCTTCTCTGCTTTTTCTCTCTCAAGTCGTTCCTTCTCAGCTTGTTTTTTCTTCTCTGCTTTTTCTCTCTCAAGTCGTTCCTTCTCAGCCTGTTTTTTCTTCTCTGCTTTTTCTCTCTCAAGTCGCTCCTTCTCAGCCTGTTTTTTCTTCTCTGCTTTTTCTCTCTCAAGTCGTTCCTTCTCAGCTTGTTTTTTCTTCTCTGCTTTCTCTTTCTCAAGTCGTTCCTTCTCAGCCTGTTTTTTCTTCTCTGCCTTCTCTTTATTCAATCCAGGCATCTCCCATTCTTTGCCTGAAACAACATCCCCCATGTCTAGCTTCGGATGTCCTTCAAATCCACGATCCGGCATCAATAATCTTGCCGGCATTTTTCCGCCTGTTCTAGGATCAATGGGTTCGATCAATGTGCCATAGGGGTTATATTTTTCTATGGTTTTCCCTTTTGCCTGTCGTTCGCTCAGCGTGATCACCGTGCACCGACAATTAAACCCATTTGGCGGATAGAACGTATCCCAAAACTCATGATCCGATGGAAAAATTTTTCCATGCAGCGCCCAATGTGTAGGCCTTGTGCGTTTATCTCCCACTGCTTCATACTGCCAATATGGACGATTCGCAGCCGTCCGCTTCATTTGGTCGAACCGTCCCGCCTGATAAGCGGTTTGAATATTGGTTCGAAAAATGGTATTCACTCTGCGATGGTTCAATAGCTTCCCTTCTTCAGAAACCCACCCCGCTTTATCCCACACCGTCTTTAAACTTCTTTTCCATTCTCCATAAGATGTCCCTTCAGAAATTGCCTTTTGAATGGAACTATACACCGTATCAATACAATCGCGTGTGGCCAGATCAGAAACCGTAAAAGCACGACCGCGCGACACTTCCGCCAGGTTATAGAAGTCTTTTGGCGGAAGAATTTTCTTGGTCTTCCAAAATTCAGCGGCTTCTTTCATTGTGAGAGGTTTTGGATTTACGTCACCCATTTACACCGCCTTTTTCTTTTTCTTCCGTTTTTTCGACATGAAAACTACCTATCAGCTTTTTCCCGAATTCATCAAACAATGCGATGAAAAGGGTCACCAAAACAAAGAAGAAATATATCCCCACAGCCCCCCATGCCCAAGAAATATCTAAGCGAGCCCCGATACTTACAGCTCGTGGGCAAAAAACAACCCGCCGAGAATCCAAGAAACCGCCAGGAAAAGAGTTAAAATAAACTTGACCGGCCCTTTCTGATTGTTGTTCCCCTCCCAATTTCAACGCCGGATAAAGCAAGAAGACAACACTGACATATACAAAAATATGAAAATAACTCCGGCTTAAGTTCACAGCCCACCACCTTTATGAAAGAGGATTTCTGGATCATCCACATTAGAAATTACGCCAGCCTCGTCTATCTCCAAAGCGTCCCTTTTCGCTTTGAGCTTTTTCTGCTTTTCTACATACTCTGAATAACCCAACAATCTAGACAGCTCAGGTACAACCATTGCGATTTTTTCTGGAGCGCTGTCCACATTCCTAAGAAAGTTAATAGTCAACACAGTCTGATCCATAAAACAAGTGACCACCAAGGCGACCAGGTTCTTAATCGCCAACTCCACATACAAATAAGCAGGAGGTACCCCTCTGTTGCCCATCATCAGATAAAACGTCTCAGTCATTGACCAATAACATACAATCAATGTCAGAAGGCTCACATTAAAGAAATAGAAAGGGAGATAACGCTTGCTTGATACGGTCTTTCTTTTTCTGTACGCTGCCCCATGCAGATAATACATATATACATTTCTCCCTAAGAGATACGGCCCGAACAATATCAGCACGCCGCTCAGGATTGTTGTGAACTTCACCCCTCCTGAAAACTTTTCAACCTGGGTCGTCAACACCGCAGCGACAAATCCCAATATGCCGGTCCATGTAACAGCCCTCTCTTTAAACCCTGCAAGTAACTGGTGCCTTTGAACATTAAGAAGTTCCCCTGTTTCAATCCTCATATCTTGGAGCGTCAAGTGCCATTCATGCGCGCTGCCAACCCCGAAGGAAATGATCGCAAAAAAAACAACTCCCAGACTCACAAAGAGATCGGTCGCTGTGAACGTGAACAATTCGCTGCTTGCTTCACAATAGAGGGCTTCGAAAAAAACAAGAAACCACGAATACAACAGAATTTTCATCACCAGCTCCCCTTAGAAAATAAAGACTTTTTTTTCGCGTTCAAAGATCAGTAAACAATGCCAACATGTTGGATATTCCCCTTGTCTATCGCATCAAACAGTACCTCAGAAGCCGCTTTTGTCAGTCCATACCTGCAGAACG